GACGGCAGAAATGATAAAACATTTTTTTAACAGCAAACTGGCTCAGATACTGTTTGCTTCAAAACCTAAAAACAAACAATGGGCATTCACCCTGGGACAGACCGTTTACTACCGTCTACCTGATACAGGCAACCAGATCCTGAAGAACCATGAAGAGATACACGCCATGCAGTATCGGAGACTGGGTATAGCTGGTTTTCTCTTCCAGTATTTTATTAAAGAAATGTTTGTCCCTTATCGTCAAAAGAGTCTTGAGGTCGAGGCTTATGATAATCAAGATAATTTTGACTACACTAAAAACAGCCTCTAATCTTAACCAAAGGGTTCAACAATGATTGAAAATAAAGCAGTGCAAGAAGAGAGCCCTGATGGTAATGGGGGTCTGGAGATCCTGAAGCTCCAGCCTTCCTGGAAGAATGAACCAACCATCGCAGACCTGAAGCAGGATCTGACCGATTCNGCNGGGGAGCAGTTCACCCATAAAGCAAATGTAGAACGCTGGCTGAGTAATATGTATATCACNGGGGCAGCCAAGCCTAANAAGATTGTGGGTAAATCTTCCGTGGTTCCCAAGCTGATCCGAAAGCAGGCAGAGTGGCGNTACTCTTCTTTGTCTGAGCCCTTCTTNAACAATGAAAACATCTTCGATGTTCGTCCTACCTCTGCCGGCGACAAAAAGCGAGCAGAGCAGAATGGCCTGGTACTGAATAATCAGTTCAATACCAAAATTGATAAAATAAAATTCATCGATGATTTTGTCCGTGATGCCGTAGACCTGGGAACAGTCATTGCCGAGGTTGGTTGGGTCAGCACTGTCGAAGAGGTCGTTGAACAGATCCCCGAATATGATTTTTACCCCGAACCTACAGGCCAACTGGCTGAACAGTATATGGGCCTGTTGGAGATGAGGGAGACTGACCACGAAGAGTACATGAACTATTCTACTCCTGGTCTGGATCAAGCTTTGGAGTCCTTCCAGGTGGACGGTATTGCCCTTTATCCAGAAGAAAGAAAAGATGAATTGGGTAAAACTGTTACCCGAGAAGTACGGCGGATGGTCGAAACACAAAATAAGCCTACGGTCGAGGTATGTGAATCCACAAACATCATCGTGGATCCTTCTTGTAATGGAGATATTGACCGAGCAGGGTTCATCGCCAAGAAGTTCAAGTCTTCTCTGTCTGAGTTAAAAAAAGATGGTCGTTATAAAAACCTAGACAAAATTGACTTAGAAGGATCTTCTCCGTTTGCTGATCCTGATTATGATGAACCCACAGAGAACCAAGCTTTCAACTTTGCCGATAAACCAAGAAAACAATTCGTGGTTCATTCTTATTGGGGCTATTGGGACATCAATAAGACAGGTATTGTGGAGCCTTTTGTTGCTGCCTGGGTTGGGGACACTATGATCCGGATGGAGAAGAATCCCTTTCCTGATAAGAAACCTCCTTTTGTCTTGGCTCGATATATGCCCAAGAGGAAGTCTGTTTATGGAGAACCTGATGGTGAGTTGTTGGAAGATAACCAGAAAATCATCGGTGCTATTACCCGGGGCATGATTGATCTGATGGGTAAATCNGCCAACAGTCAAACCGGTATGCGTAAAGATATGCTGGATGTGACCAACAAACGCAAGTTCCTGAAAGGGGACAGNTATGAGTATAANTCCACAGTGGATCCAAGGATGGGNATATTTACCCACACCTATCCAGAGATTCCCCAATCTGCCTATAACATGATTACCATGCAGCACAACGATGCTGAGAGTCTTACCGGCATCAAGGCATTCAACTCTGGGATCAACAGCCAGGCTTTGGGCAACAATGTTGGCGGCGCCAGGGATGCAATGAATGCGGCAACCAAAAGAGAAATCAGTATCCTCCGTAGGTTGGCAAATGGCATCACTCAGATCGGCAGGAAGATCATCAGCATGAACGCGGAGTTCCTTTCAGAAGAGGAAGTAGTCCGGGTCACGGCTGATGAATTCATCACCGTACGTCGAGATGATCTGGCAGGAAACTATGATCTTCGGTTGACTATTTCTACACCCGAAGAGGATAACCAGAAAGCCTCAGAACTGGCTTTCATGCTGCAAACCAATGGACCTAATGCTGATCCCCAGGAGACAAGAATGATCCGGGCAGAGATTGCCCGTCTGCGGAAAATGCCAGCACTGGCTAAACGTATTGAAGAATATCGACCTGAGCCTGATCCTTTGGCTGTAATGAAAGCTCAACTAGAAATCAAGTTGTTGGAGCAACAGATTGCCAAAGAAGAGGCTCTTACTGCTAAACATCTGTCTGAGTCTAGTGTTAATACTGCCAGAGAGTACAAGGAAGGTGCTCAAGGTGAGTTGAACCAAGCAAAGGCAGTTACAGAAACAGCCAAAGTAAGAAATCTCCACAGTGATTCAGATAATAAAGATTTGAATTTTATTGAACAAGAGTCCGGAGTACATCAAGCAAGAAGTTTAGAAAAACTTGACAAACAAGCAGTTAATAAGGTAAATGAAAAATTAGCAGTAAAAAGAGCAGACGGAAAAGCTAAATTATAAGGGGGAGATTGTGGATATACAGGTAGGCGGTAAAAAAGCACAAGTCATCCATGCAAACAACGTCTTCTATGGGTGGAGAGGTGATAAGTATGTGGAACTTGTTGCAGGCCAAACTGCACTCAATGTTGGTGTAGCAGGAGCAGGTGTTCTGGCACAAGAATTTGGCAACAGCTACCAACACACTACGGTATTGACCGTGGATCAGGCTGCTGCTATCACTCTTGCTGATAATGCCTCGCTCGCTGATGGCTCGTTGATTTATACTTTCCCTGCTGGAGCATTATTTGTGAATTCCAGCTTTATGAACATGCTGGTAACCAATGCCGAGCATAATGCAGAAGCTACCGACATTGGTCTTGGAACTGCTGTCGCTACAGGAGCTGTATCTGTTTTAGGCGGCACTGCTGGGTTTGAAAACATTATGACCGGTCAGACTGGTGCTGTAGGAACGGCTACTGTTGCCCAAGCATTGGCCCCTAATTCCCCTTTTGCCTTGAATATTGGCGCGGGCAATCCACACTCGGTTTATCTCAATGTTGCTGGTGCTTGGGCCAATACAGCAGGTGTTGCCCTTGATGCGGATTTTGCCGGAGTCGTGATTCTCAACTGGACCTTCCTTGGATAGGTTGCTTCAAACATATCACAGTAACAGCCAATAATGGCTAATAATTATCTCTCCTGGAAACCAAGAGAGGACACGAAAGGAAGTGAACGAATGAGTGAGCAAGAACAGGAATTGGAAATGATCGAAATGTCTATTGCCACGGCCAAGAAAAAAGTCGCCTTGGGTACAGCTTTGGCTCGTCTGATGCATAACCCGGATTTCAAATTGTTGGTGCTTGATGAATACTTGACCAATTATGCCGTTCATCTGGTTAAGAACCGGGCCAGCTTCGGCATGCAGGGAGAGAGGGATCAGGCATTCATCAATGACCAGCTTACTGGGATTGGTCACTTGGATCAATTCCTGCGCTATACTGCTCAGGAAGGCGCCAGTGCTTCTGCAGCCATTCATGAAGACGAAGCTACGCGGGAAGAGTTGCTTCAGGAGGTTGTGTAAATGGCTGAAAATATCGATGAATTGGATGACACTCAGGACAGTAATAACGAATCTGGTTCAGACAACTCTCTGAGTATGTCTGACGAGGATTTTCTGAAGACAGAACCGCCTGCACTTGAGACAGAGGCAGAAACAGTAGTCGATGCTTCTATTGACCTAGACAAAACTGTCAACCAGGACGAGACAGAAAATGAAGTCGTAGATCCAAGTAAAACTGATGCTACTGAATTGGTAGAGAAGGCTGCTGAAGAGGCTTCTGTTGAGACAGAAGATACCGGTACCACTGATGCCGCAGTCGCAGCAGAAGTTGATTACAAGGCTGAATATGAGCGGCTGATGGCTCCTTTTAATGCCAACGGCATAGAGATGAAACCCAAGAGTATCGAGGATGTGGTCAGGCTCATGCAAATGGGAGCCAATTATCACAAGAAGATGGCCGGCCTGAAACCATCCATGAAGGTTTTGAAGTTGTTGGAGAAGAATGATCTCTTGGATCAAGATAAGTTGAATTTCCTGATCGACTTAAATAGCAAGAATCCCGCTGCTATTACGAAGTTGCTTAAAGAAAGTGGAATGGATCCACTGGATATAAATGTTCAAGAGGAAACTGGTTATCAACCAACGCCCCGTAATGTGAGTGACACAGAGATCGACCTGGACTCGGTTCTTGATGCAATCAAAGACACTCCGACTTACAGCAAGACTCTCAATGTCATCACCAAGGTATGGGACGATGCAAGCCGTTCAGTCGTTGCAGGAATGCCAAANATTATTTCGGTAATCAATGGGCATATTGCTGACGGAACGTATGACAAGGTTATGGGCGCCGTTGTTTATGAGCGCAGCCTGGGAAACCTGCAAGGTGTCTCGGATCTTGAGGCTTACAAGCAGACGGGAGATAAGCTGCAGGCATTAGGACAGCTTGGTTCCCCACAGGCTACACACAATTCTGGTGTCCCTGCCCGAGTAACACCAGTCAAACCAAAGGTAAATTCTAAAGACGAAAATGTGAGGCAAGCTCAAAAGAAAGCTGCCAGTCCCACGCAAAATGTGGGGAAAGCTGCAGCCACTACTTTCAATCCTCTGGAAATGTCTGATGAAGATATTGAAAAGTTTGATGAGAGTAAATTGTTTTGCTTAAAGCTAGTCATAATTGTCTGACTAGACAAAACAAAATCATTAAAACTTGATCTTCAAAGGTGAATACAATGCCCCAGATTTACGGAACTGGAAATAACTCCTCGATTGGTACTCAGTTGCGTACTGATTATTATCAAAAGAAGGCTCTGATCGATCTGAAGAAAGAACGCTTCTTCGGTCAGCTTGCCGACACGATCTCCATGCCCAAGAACATGGGCAAGACCATTAAGCAGTATCACTATCTGCCGCTGCTTGATGATGCCAANGTCAATGACCAGGGTATTGATGCGGCTGGTGCGGTTATCACCCAGTCCGTGTCCATCGTAGTCAGTATGGCTGATGGCTCTGTACCCAACATCCCGCCTTATTACGGACGGGCTGCCGACAACAAGGTCTACTTTACCGGCGAGGGCAACTCGGCTGCTAACGCCAGTGCTGCTGCTATTCTGTTGGCCAACGCCTGGATGGAGGAAAAAGCTGGTGGTGGTGGTCTTGAACTTACCCTGGTTGGTGGCAACCCTGCGGATAAGTTCATCGATGGTGTCAATAAGGTTGACGGTCTGGCCTATGTCCAAGGCTTTCGGTTCCACACCACGGCGGGTACTGAGTACAACGCTGATGCAACCATCGGTGAAGCTGCCTCTGTAATGGAAGCTGGTAATCTTTATGGTTCGAGCAAGGATATCGGCGTAATCTCCGGGAAACTGCCGGTACTGTCTGAGACTGGTGGTCGGGTAAATCGGGTTGGTTTCAAGCGGATTGAGCTTGAAGGCACCATCGCCAAGTTCGGTTTCTTCGACGAGTACACCCAGGAATCTCTGGACTTCGATACTGATGCTCAGCTCCAGATGCACATCAATCGGGAGATGCTCCGGGGTGCCAATGAGATCACCGAGGATGCCCTGCAGATCGATCTGATCAATGGCGCCGGTGTAGTTCGCTATCCTGGTACTGCTACCAGTGTTGCCCACATGTCCGGTGTTGCTGCGACTTTGACGGAAGTGACCTACAGGAGTCTGCAGAAGCTGTCTGTAGACCTGGATAACAACCGTTGCCCGAAGCACACCAAGATCATCACTGGTTCCCGGATGGTTGATACCAAGGTCGTGAATGCTGCTCGGATCATGTATATCGGTTCCGAGATGCAGGAAACCCTGGAGCGGATGACTGATTACCACAGCAATCAGGCGTTCATCCCCCTGGCCAAGTACGCTGCTGCCGGCTCTGAGATCAATGGTGAGATTGGTACCGTTGGAAACTTCCGCATTGTTGTCGTCCCCGAGATGATGAAGAAAGCAGGGGTAGGTATTGCTGAAGGGGTCAATGCTGGCTACCGGGTAACCGATGGCAAGTATGACGCCTACCCCCTCCTGGTTGTTGGCAGTGAGGCTTTCACTACCATCGGCTTCCAGACCTCCGGGAACAATGTGAAGTTCAAGATTTACCATAAGGCTCCTGGTGAGGCTCAGGCTACCACTGCTGATCCGTATGGTGAGACTGGCTTCATGAGCATCAAATGGTACTACGGTTCCATGATGCTGCGTCCTGAGCGGATCGCACTGATCTGGTCCGTTGCTCGCTGGTAAACCGTAACTCTTACTAACCCGGGTGGCTCCTTCTTATAGGGAGAAGGAGCCACTTTTCCTACAACAGTAACCTGACACAAATAAGGTAAAAACATGAGCGAAGACCAAGATTTGAATGCAAAGGAAAACGAATCCAGTGAAGATGAAATGACTCTGTTGAAGCAACGAGCAGACCAGATGGGGATTACCTATCATCCTGCTATTGGTGTGGCTAAGCTGCGGGAAAAAGTGAACAACATGCTGAATGATGTAAAACCTCCTGAAGATTCTGATGAAGGGCCTGAAACCAAGAGCAGTAAAACCGTTTCTCCTTCGATGAGTGCAGCCGACAAAGAGAGGATGTACCACACCCGGCTAAGGAATGAGGCCAACAAACTTGTTCGAGTGCGGATTACTTGTATGAATCCCAACAAGAAGAATTGGCCTGGGGAGATCCTCAGTGTCAGCAATGATGTTATTGGAACAATAAAAAAGTTTGTCCCTTTTAACAGCGAAGAAGGGTATCACGTTCCGGCTGTACTGTTGGATTTGTTGAAAGCAAGACAGTATCAGCATTTTGCCCAGATCACAAAACCGAATGGACAGAAGATTGCAGTCTCCAAACTTCTGCCGGAATTCGCCATTGAGGTCATGACTCCTCTGACAAGTACAGAGCTTGTTGAGCTGAAACAACGTCAAGCTCTTAACCATAGCATCGAGTAAGGATAAATTATGTCACTAGATCTAGCAGGGGTCAATGTTATTGACGCTGGCCAGGCTGTACCGAATACCGCCATACTCACAGACGGTACGTTGACTGGGGATGGTGTATTCGACATCCTGATGAGAACCACCAAACTACATCTAATGGAGGAATATGACGCCGGAAGGATTACCGGGGTAGAGTACACCACAGTCTACCTGGGTGCTCTCAATGCTGTGCTTGCCCAGGCAATCAAATATATCTCTGATCACCAGCAAACCACCAGGACTACTGCGGAAATTGGCCTTATCCGCCAACAGACCGTAAGTGAGCTGGCTAAAACGGATGACACTATCCCTGTTGGACTGGGATTTAATGCTACCAGTGCGATCAAAGGTCTGGTGGCAGAAGAGAAATTGCTGAATGCCCAGAAGATTCTTTTGGCTACTACCCAAGTTACAGTTGAGGAAAAGAATCTTGTTTTAACAGATCAAAAAATCGTAACCGAGTTATCTAAAACAGGCGATGTTATTCCTGTTGGTTACGGTTTGAATACCAGTTCTGCTATCGAGGGCATTACCGGAGCAGAGCGGAGTAAGTTAAGTGCCGAAACTGAATTGACTAAACAGAAAGTTATAACCGAACTGGCAGGAACTTCAGATTCGGTTATTACCGGTTATGCAAAAAATACCTCGGCAACTATTGGAGGTATTGCGAAAGAAACTCTTGAAAAGAGCGCTGCAGAGCGTAACCGAATAGCGGCTGAAATTGAGCTGACCAAGCAAAAGGTCATGACTGAGTTGGCGGGGACTTCGGATACGATTCTCTCCGGGTATGCAAAGAACACCTCAACAGTTATTGGTGGTGCCTTGAAAGAAGCCATTGCTAAGAGCGGAGCAGAAGTGCAGTTGCTCAAGCAGAAAGTGGTTACTGAATTGGCTCAGACGGATAATACAATTCCAGCCGGCACAGGTGTCAGCATGAACACAGCCGTTACCGGTGTTGTAGGAAAACAGAAAGAGTTGTTTACCGCTCAAACCAATGGCTTTGCTCGGGACGCTGAACAGAAACTGACCAAATTGTTGATTGATCCTTTGATAGCCCAAATCGCAGGTGACTCAGGAACACTCATTCCCACAGGATTGGCTAATGCCAGCCTGGACGCAGTTATCACAAAGGCTAAAACAGGTATAGGTGTTTAATCTGAAAGAGGGGAAGGGTTAATAGCCCTTCCCCTCGGGGTTACAAATGGGATTGTTTAGCAGCTCAACGAAAATCAGCGTTTTCTCTCAAGTTATTCCTTTGACGGATGACAAGTATAATCCCATAAAAAATATAGTTATTGGTTCCATACTTACCGGAAATGATATTTCTTTAGGCATATATAATAACGCATTAAACGGCTCTAGCATACAAGTACACCGCATGCTTAATTATGCCCGGGACCACTACACTCTTGGTCTACCCCAGGGCGTACATCACAACACGAAGAACCTTGATAGTGCTGCTGTTGCTACAGCGATTGCCTCTGATCTAGCCTTACCCTATGGCTGTGCGGTAGATTACAATTTTATCACTGAGCTGACGATTGAGCACGTAATTCTCCCTTTTCTGGTAGGCGAAAGACAATATAATGTAGCTACCAACAGAATCGAAAGCTACCCTCCAGGAATGGATCTGCCGGCCACTTATGTCCCTGGTAGCAGTGTTATGTGGGGCCGATCAAGATATACCCTTGAACACAGGGTAACTGTGGAATCTGTGCTCCTCAATGAGGATCGTGCCTCTGCTCTGATTAAGTACAAAATCAACTCATTTTATGCTGTTGTAATCTACAACAGGGAAGGGGAGTATGCCAGTACAGAAACGGCAGCTCTGCCTACAACCTATTTTGAAGAAACCTACATTCTTCCTGATCCGACTGTTCGCATAGGTAATTTTTATTGTATAGCCAAATATTCTGAACTGGANTCCCAGGGAAGNGTAATCCCAGGATTTCATTGGTGGCTGTACGATATAGCNACCAGAGTCCACCCAAACATAAATTTTNACTATACNCTNGATAANACTGANAGNCTGTTCCCTGTAGTACCACTGCGCTACAACAATGTTGACTACACTGCCGCTGCTTATCATGACACGGATTTATATAAAACCAGCAAAAAGCTGCTCAAAATCGTTGGCATAAATATTAACACGGTTGGGGATAGACTGAATGAGAATCCAGACATAGGGGAAATCGATCACGCCTATATCACCTATGGGGTAAACCTACAATCGAACCAAAAAGAAAGCATCCGCTATCTAGTAGAGTTTTTTGATTTTCTCCATGATAAGTCTTTAATAGAGCGGACTGATAATCTCAGCTATCTCCTAAAAGGGGATCCTGTGGAATTTAATTTGTATTCATTCCTCCGGTCTTTTGTCAACAGGTCAGATTCAGAAGAAGAGGGTATTGCAGCCGCAAGTCTCACAGAGCACGGCCTGGACACTTCTGTTAGATATTCCTATATCACTTCTGTTTATAAAAACGGTTCTATTGGTTCTGTTGGTTCAGTTACGAAAACAATAAAGGTCATTACTCGTATGCGCACGGTTCTATATGACAACTCAGACGACTACACAGATATCGATGAATCGGAATTGATTCTGAGATACCAGGAAAAAGCAGGGTCATATAAAGAAGTAATGGTTAAAGGTTTAGTGCATATAAATCGCGTTTACAGCGGACATGCGGTTATTACAAATTTGGGTGATATAGGAAAAGACGCTAAAAACAATAATTTTGTAATACCTTTACACTATGGCATCTGTAAAAGACTGCCGGTTGCTTCCAGAACTAAACTATACAACCAGGCTCTCCATATTGTAATAAATGGTTACCAAGAAACAAAAGTGAGATGGTATCAAACAGGACTTTTCCAGGCAATTATGATTATTGTTTCTGTCATAATTGCCTGGTACACATGGGATCTGCGATACTTTTATTTTGCTATAACTATGCATGTTTTGACTGAAATGCTGCCTCCCAAAATACTGTTAGCGTTTAAGATTGTTTTGATTGCTTACGCCATCTATTCAGGGAATGTTAAGGGCGCTACTACCGGTGCAACACTGACCACTGCTCAATACTTTTTGGCTATGGTCGCTGCAGTGACTCAGCTTGCAACAATACCGATGGAGCTGAAGTTACTGGATGTAATGGAAGAAATGGAAGATCTTGCCGTACAACGAGAGACGGCATTAAAAGAATTAGAAGATATAACAAAACAACTGGATACTTCTTCTTTTCTGGATGCAGGACTCTTGCTTGATCCGCCAAGATTTGCTATAGTACCAAATGAAAGTCCAACAGCATTTTATGTAAGAACACTCAGGAATAATGCTGGATTATTGGTGCTTGATGTAGTAGAGAACTATCATACAGCTTTACTGGGGTTACCAGAACCAGATTATAATACTGCTTTTGGTGTTTCATAAAATAAGGAGGACTGTATTATGAGTGGTCAGAGTCGTTTTAGTGATAACTTGGATCCCAATCAATACATGCAAAGCCTGAATACTCCAGCTTCGGCCAATCAATGGTTGCCGCAGTTGAATACTCCAGGATACCCGGGAGCTTCTCAACCATTCAACTTTCCCTTTCAGGCGCCTGTAGCCAGTTCTGATTATGGTCCACTAAAATCTCTGTCTACAAAACCTCCTTCTTTGGGCAGCGTGCTTTCCGGGGGTAGTATTGTTCACAACCCTGCTGATGCCTCATGGCTCCAGAATATGACAGGGTACAGAACTGCAGATGGGGGCAGTGTGGGCGGCTGGGGAATGCCAGCCATTGGTGCAGCCACCAGTGTCATGGGTGCGTATAGCGGCTTTCAGAATATGAAGAACGCCAAGAGCGCACTGAACTTCCAAAAAGAGGCATTCAGNAAANNGTTNGANAACCAGCGTACCCTGGTCAATAACGAGCTGCGAGATCGTGATGCTACTCGGGCACGTAGAGATCCTTCCTATCAATCCACCACTCAGTTCGCATAGGGACTCCTTATGACAATGATTACCTGGAAGAATATAGATGCTCCTGATTTCTCTGGTGCCTTAAAAGCCGGGCAAGCAGCCAGTGAACAGATGGGGAAAGCACTGGATCCCCTGAAGACCATTCTCACCGATGCCCAGGCCAGGGATCAAGCCAATTGGGACAACACCGCTGAACAGACGACACAGGCTCTTGCAGGACAGTTTCGCAATGCAAGCAGTATAGCTGAACTGGATCAGATGGCTAATCCTGAGATGATCCAGCAAAATTATGGGGCACTGGCTAACCTGGATAAGCTCAAAGCTCTCCAGGCAGAACAGGAAGGAGTAATCAGAACCCAGAATACGAATGCTGCGTTGACTGCACCTCTCACAGCTACCACAAGGGAAGGTGTTTTTGAGTCGGTAGCCAACTTAAATCCCAGAGAAGTGGATAGGGAGGCAATCCTTAAACATGGGCTAGATCGGCTCAATGCCGCAGAAGCTGATGAAAGAAAGATCCAAGCAGATCTGGAGCGTACTGAAGCCAATGATAAAATACTCCGAGAGGGGGCTGAACGGGATAAAGAAGAGGCATTGGTAGGCTTTAATAATATGTACTTAGATGCTCTTTCCAGTGGGGGTTCTGGTCCAGAATCTCGTGCAGCAATTCTTGCTCAGGCGAAAGAGAAAGGCAATGTAGACCTGTTTGCTCTAAGCCAAAGGATGAACAAAGCCACTCAGGAACAACAGGCCATAGACCCAGTAACACAACGTCAAATAGATAGTAAAACCCGGCACCATGAAACAGAATACAGGCGGGAAGAGGGAGACTGGAATGATAGACTAGCCCAGGCCCAGGCCCAAGTCAGTGCATTAGATGGCCAGGGTGTTTCCAGTGTTTACCGGGAACAAGCAAATAAATTACCAAGGGGTGCTGTGCAAGCAGTAGCCGATATAGTAGGTAAAGGAGACAATGGCTTACGAACAGTTCTTACATATCTGAATAACCCAGCATTGGGTTTGAATTCAGACGATAAAAATGCCATTTTATGGCAGTCTTTCAATGAAGTTCCTCAAGGTACAAAATTTGGAATGAAAGTATTTTCGGATGATGCTTATACCCGAGCCAAAGAATTGGTTAGTTTATTGCCTCGTCAGATAGAAGCCCAAAGTGTTCTAAAGGATGTTGAGTTTCAAAAAAGAGAGGCTCTTTCTGGTACAGTTACAAGATATAACCAAGACGTTGACAATCTTTACGGAGTAAAACAGTTACAAACCAATGCAATGAACAATGGGGTACCAATAAGCGTACAAAATAATAACCCGGGCAATCTGGTAGGCAAGGATGGAAAATTTCAGGTATTCAAAACAGCCGCTGAAGGAGAGGCTGCTTTAGAAAAAGACCTACGAGGTAAACTCAGTGGTAACAGTCCTGCTTACGTAACAAGGTTTGGTACGTTACCTGTTACACCCAATCGGTTGACAGAAGTTTGGTCCCCAGCTAAAGCAAAAGGTAATTCCCAGGAGTCCACTACTAACTATGGAAAATTTGTTGCTGATGCTTTGGGGATTTCCCCTGACGCTACGATAGAGGACACCTCAGACAATCTGGCTATTCTAAAAAGAGCTATTACAGCCTTTGAATCTGGGATTGGTAGTGGAGATAGACCTGACCTAAAAGCAGATGCTGCAAGTATTTTGCGAAATAAACCCACAGAAACGACACGAAAAGGGAGGCAATTAGAATTCTCTTCAAAACCCGAGACACCGGAGGAGTCAGCATTATCTGAAGCAGTTCGGAGACGGGAAGCCCTTGATAGAGACAAAACCCAAAAGACTCAACGTAAACCTGGAATTATAGACACCCGAGGCTTAGACGAGTTAGGTGGGATTACTATAGATACATTAGATACCCTTATAAATAAACCCATACAAGCAAGCTGGGATGCAGGAACTTCAGTACGTAATACCATTGGTAACTGGGCCAAAGAAATACACAACAGTCAGCAAAAACGTATAGCCATAGCTTACCTTGAACAAAAATATTCTGAAGGTCGTATATCTGCAGATAAGTTCGATTCTGATTATGCAGCAATAAAGGCGGTCAAAGTAAAATAATAAATTGAAGGTTCTCTGAATGCCAATAGATAATAGTCTGTTCAGCTCTGCCCTCGATACAGATCCCACGAAGCAAGACACCTTGGCTCAGACCTCTGAAGCCAAGGCTGTTTTGTTATCTGACATTACTCGCCAGAAACGGGAGCGTATGCTGGCTCCTGTGAATGCTGCTATTGACGCAGCTATGCTCAGGGCTGATGCGAAGATTACGAATAATCCTGCTTATCAGGCACCCCAGATAGAGCAGGGTCTTCCAGAAAGGTTTGTACGAGGTGTAGGAACAGGTCTGCAAAGTATTCCTGCTGCTGTATTAGGCGTAGGTGCTATAGGTGCAGCAGCAGCAGAGACTGTATTAGGACCGGGTGACATAACCACTAAGCTCAAAAATGATGCAGTTGGTTTATACACCGACTATCAAAAGCATATGAGCAAGGATGCTCAACCGGAAGATTCTTTTACCTACTCCTATGAGCAGGCCAAACAAGGAAACCCTGGTGCTTTGTTATCCTGGGCTGCCCATGGNACTGGTTATGTAACCTCACAACTTGCATCGATACTTGTAGGTGCTGGTATCATTGGTAAAGGTGTAGAGCTTGTAGGTAAAAGAGCTATTATCGGAGCTACCAGCAGTCTGATTGAAAAAGAAGCAGCCCAGCTTGCTACTGCTGCCGGCGTCAAGACTGCAACTGAAGCTATGGTCAAGGAAGCGACGGCAAATATCACTAACCGAATTGCGGGAAAGGTGGGTACCGGGGTAGTTACCACCGTATTGGAAGGTGGAGAAATCGGCGGGGATTTAGCTCATCAATCGGTAGAAAGAGGTACTCCTCTTACCGGTGCAGAGCTGGGCAGAGGAGCAGTAGCCACAGCAGCAGCTAGTGCTGTTGAGTATTTGGAAGTGGACTTGCTCAAGAAAGCGTACAAGGGTAAACTTGGTGGTGTTTCCAAAACAGAGGGTGTAGCAGCTATCGGAGGCATGGCAGGCAAAGCTGTAAGAGGGGGAGTTACAGCAGCAAAAGTAGCGCCAGCAGAATTCGCTCAAGAGGGTGTGCAAACAGGAATTGAGATATGGGGTAAAGGAGACAATCCTCTTGATGGTACACATAATGTAGAGCTGCTTGACTCAGCCATGCTGGGTACCCTCAGTGCAGGTCCGGCGGGCCTGGGTGCTTCATTTCATGGTTCAACCAAGGAGAAGCAAGCCGCTCAACTGAAGGCTGCTGGGAAAAGGATAGTTGAAGCGGAAGCACAACCAGGTTTTGTAGAAACAGTCCAGGCTGCAGTTGAAGCGAAGAATGCTGATAAGTATCTGGATCCAAAGAGCAAGGACTACAATCCTGTTGCCGGGGTTAAAGCTCTTAAAGTATTGAACCAAGATGAAACTACTCCCATCGCTGATAAGCATACCCATTATAATACTGCGGTTACTGCCTATAATAAGATTCGAGAGGACCAGTACGCTTTCCTGGATAGGGCAGCAGATCCTAAGGATCCTCTCACTGAGAAGCAGGCTATAGTAGCAGTTGACTACTTTGAGCGTCTCAAGACTAAGATTCTTCCAGAGATCCAGGCAATGGGCACCACGGGTACTATCTCCCCAGAGCTGAAGGAGCTTTTGGAACAAGCCAGTGATACTGAAACAGTAAACACAACCATTGCTCAGATTCTTGGTTCAAGAAGCAGTGTGGAGTCTCTGGGCAACACCATCGACGCGGATGCCATTATCAACAATCCGGCAATCGGGGAAGAAACCAAGAGCCTGGTTGGGCAGATCAAATCTCTGGCAGAGAGCAAGAAGGCTCTGACTGATCATGCCACCAATACCGGAAAGATTGAAAAGACTACCGAAAGGGTTACAGAAAATGTCTTTGCCGGCACCGATGGTCAGAAAGGAATCAACGATCATATTGCTGCCATTCAGGTAGCAACGGATTCAGGTAATACAGCTCTGGCCCAAAAGGAATTGGACGGGCTCGCTGGTTTTACCCAGAGCAAGCAGATCCGGGCAACCACCTTCAGGAATATCCTCAATGGTACCCCCACTGAGGAAGATACCCAGAACCTAGCTGAGTATAACAAGGAACGCTTGATCAAAAAACAAGCTCCTTATTCAGTTGGGCCTGCATTCAAGCGTACTATTGAAGCCATGGAACTGGAAGCTGATGCTCTGAGCAAAGCTCTTGTTCTTGGTTCAACTATTTCCAAGCTCACTCCCTCTTCGACGAGTAAAGTTGCTCCTGATCAGGCACAAGAAGTTCCTCCGACAAGGGATGTAGCACCTGCCGTGTCTCCGGCGCCGACCAGTACAATGTCTCCCACACCCTTCGCCCGGGAACCGGTCACTCCTGGGGTGGGGGATATTATTACTGCGACGGAGCCGGTTAGTAACGAGGAGGCGCCAGCCGACGAAGTTACGGTGCCGGTGACGGAAGCAAATTTATCTGCAGATGATATAAAAGCTATTGATTGGGTCAATTCTTTATTAGCGGATCAGCAGCAGAGTCAAAATTACATTTTAGACAATAGGTTCCAACGTGTTATAAAATTACACAAAGAGAAGAAGATAACATCTACAATAAAGTCGGTAGAGTTTTATGGAGATAGAACTCATTACGGCATTCCCGCTGATAAAAACGTGCAGAGTAGTAAGAAAATACGCTTTACCAACCACAGTGGTGGTGCCATAGGATCGGATACCTATTGGGGTGAAGTAGGAGATAAGTACGGGGTTAAGTCTAATCACTATTACGCAGAGAAAACACCCAAGGGTAATATTAAGATAACCGCTGAACAGCTCATAGAAGGTATTGTAAAAGCCAAGCAAGCTGCAAAAGACTTGGGTAAAAGCTGGAGCGGTACACCTTATGTCCAAGGACTACTTGCCAGAAACTGGCAACAAGTCAAGAATGCAGATGCTATTTTTGCTGTAGGAAAAATTGATGGAAAGTATGCAGATGGGGGTACTGGTTATGCCATAGCTATGGCGGTCAGGGAAGGTAAACCTATTTACATATTTGACCAAGAGCGTAACTCCTGGTTCAAGCGAGAGGAGAGCTCTTGGAAAGCAATCAGCACACCTACCTTAACTCCTAACTTTGCGGGTATTGGCACACGAAGAATTAACGCTAATGGCAAGAAAGCCATTGAGGCGGTGTATGATCAGACCTTTAATAAGAAAGCCTCGGGCGCCTCTGATGCAAGCGCGCCATCTGAGGTTGTCTCTTCTCAAGTAAAAAACGAATTAACAACTCTACAACAAAACATAACCAAAGAAGAAGTACCCAGTTTTCAATTATTTGATAACTTGTCTTCTGAAGGAAAAGCGGCGGTTAAAGCAGCAATACATCCCCTTAAACCAGAACATGATTTAGACACAGTAGCCGCAATGGAGGCCATAGATTACTACCTTGCTACTGGTAAAAATCTTGAAGCTGAAATTAAAAAGGGTGTCGATTATTCAGATATACAAAAGCAACAAGCTGCATTAGACGCCTGGGTAATTGAAATAAATAGTAAAAAAGATTCTCTAACCCCTGCCGAACAACGAGAAGCTAGAAGCAAATTTGATCGGGATACCCGTGATATTATCATTGCAGAAGGTGATCTAGAGTATGATATGCGTGAGACTTTACTGGCAACAGTAAAATCTAACCAGGTCCAAACTAAGACAGAAACGTCTAAGAAAGAAGACCAAGTAAAGGAAACCAAGGAATCTTTAACTAAGCAATCTGCTAAGGAAAAGGAGTCTATTGATGCCAAGACTGATACGATTGATTCTACAACTTCTGTGGCCGAAACCAGCCAGATCGATACGACAGATCAGGGAAGAACAAAAACTGTTGAGGGCGAGGTACAGGCGGGTATTGTTGAAGGAACAGTTCCGGCCAATGACCAGGTAGCTCTGGTCACTCCAAGAGATGAAACAGACACCAACAAGATTCGGACTACCTTTCAGGTAGAGAAGAATGAGAGCTACTTCCATCGGGTAGCAGACTTCCTCAAAAGTCTTGGAAATCTGATCACCCAGGAACGGGAAGCAGAGGCTGATCCAGATAAAATAACTCTCCTGGCGAGTATGCAGGAGTTTATCCAGGAGTTCACTGAGGCTGCCAAGGCGAACTTCCAATACAAAAAGAGAGAAGACTACCACCACGAAGATCCTATGCAGTGGCTGGCTGCTCAGGGAGTATTGCCGGATAGGGTTGTTACAGCCGTATCAGCAACAACCTATAAATGGCTGGCTACCAGAGCAGTAGAAACAGAGATGAACGACGAGGATGATGCCAGAGGTATTCTTAGTCTTNNNTCAGANGCNGNNTTNCTNCCCGTCACCCTGGAATTGGTAAATGGTATAGGCAGCAGCTCTACCTCCCTGGATCAAAGCATTGGCAAAGAGATTCTCAAGGTAATCGGGATCAAGGCAAGCGATACCACTCAAGCTCAAGAACAGGAGAGAGTAGAGGCATCTCTCGGCCTATTTGCTCTGGCAACCATGCAGAAACTGGGCTACCTGGAACGGATCAATATTTCCTCTGCTGCCATGGGTAAGCTCAAAACGGCAAATAAGGAGTATGATCTCGACTTCACTATGACTCAGGAAGAGTTCAGGGTAGACACTTCCAAGGCAGGTAAGCAAGAAACAAGTGCTAAGTTCTTCAAGATTATTCCTTCAGAGAAAACCCAAGCAATAAAACAAGCATATGCTCAATCCAAGGGAACCTGGGATGTTCTGTTCACCGGAGAGGAAGACAAGGCTGAATACAGTTGGGATTTCAATGAAGATACTCCCGCCCGGGAAGAGTTGGATGGGACAAAAGAGAAAGCCAGCAAAGGAAGAACTGAGAAGAAGAACAAAAATGTTGCTCAACCCATTGGCTTAGCTACCCAGGTCATGAACATCTTTGAATCCTTGGATCAGGAAACCCAAGAAGTCATCCTGGGTGTGGAGTCCACTGAGGGTCTGCATGCAGCAAAAGTGAGAGGGGTAAAGAGCACCAATGCAGCTCTGAAGAGGGAACACCAGCAGTACCTGGATTGGAAGCATAATGCCGGCAAGCAGCCTACTGGGTTAAAAGCCCTCTTTCGTATTCCTGCTTGGTTCGGTGGTAATACCCGGATGTACCAGGAAGGCTCCATTAACATGCTGATGAACAAAAGCTCTCACAGGTACATGTTCAGTTACAAGGACTGGGAAGGTTCGTTTGATCTGTCTGAAGAGACTGATCCGCAGGATCCAGAAACCCTGAGCAATCGCTTCATCGAAGCGGTAGGACAATCCCTGAAGGTCGAAGCAAGCAAGGATCAGAGCTACCTGCAGAGCACCAGAGATGCTCTTGGTTCACCGGTAATAGTTGAAGCCTTGGCTGCTATCCAGAAAATCCTGGAGCGTGTTCCTGACCTGAATACTCTCGACCAGGATATCACTGCGGAAATAGCTGCTACCCTGGATCCTACAGATATGGCTGCCATTGCCAAGGGAGTGAAAGCAGGCAAGCTGCACATGCACACTCTCCTGGGTCTGGTGGAATATCAGAGATTCGTGAATGCCCAGGCTTTGTATAAAGAGAAAGGGGATAAACACAAATCCTTTACCTACAATATCCCCATGGGGATGGATGGTTTAGCCAACGGAGTTTTGATAGGTTACATCCAACTGACGCTTACCGATATGGCTTCCTCTATCAAGGATACCCTGGAGCAGCGGGTTCGTCGCCTGGGAATCCTCTTGAGTGGAGGTCTGTCTTTCACCGATGAAGTGGGGTCTGGAGATCATGCTGCTACCTATGATCCCTACCAGGCTATCGGTGGGATCTGGGGTAATGAGCTTGCTGCCATGGAGAAAGGTCTGGCAGACGAGATCCAGAAAGCAAGTGACCAAAGTGGTAAAGATGCAGCTATCAAAAAGCTGAAGAAAATACAAGCCGCTAAGAGCCTCCTGGGACCACTCTACAACGAGGATGGTCTGCTGGCCGGTATCACCAGGAAACTTGCTAAAGACAACTCTGTACCTGCCCTATACGGTGCAGGAGAGAAGGCTCTGGTCTTAGGTCTGCTCAGCAACGCTTTCATCAAAAAAGCTGTTGAGGAGAGGCTCCAGTCCTACGCAGCTAGTGACAGTCTCCTGGCAAGCCAGGAATTCAAAGACTTCAGGAACAGTATCAATACAGTTGCAGGCTCTGGTAACTGGGGCGACAGAGTCATTCAAGCTGATGGTTCATTGAACCAAGAAGAACTACTGAAACTGAAACTGACTCCTGAAATGAAGAAGGAGTTACGCTCCTACATTGAGACATACCATGGAGCAGCTCTAAAGAAAGCAATCGATGCCATCTATGGAGAGGGCAGAGAAGCCGGCAAACACCTGAACCAGGCTATCGCTATAGGAGTTGGCTATTATAATACAGCTTTCCAGTTATTGCTTGACCAGCATTATAAGACCAGTGATGTACTTACTGTTGGGGATCTCAAAGCAATCCATAAGAAGCTCCGTCCTCTATTTCCTAGAGTTAAAACCTGGCATGGGGATTACATCGAGGTTGCTGAACTTGAACACAAGAAGGATTATGACAAATCTAATTCGACGAATATCATCCAACGGTATAATGATCCCCAGGTTTCCCTCCTTACCAGCAGAGCACATGAGATAGGGAAATTGGGTAATCCCGGGTTATCTCCTGTGGCGATTGTGACCCACATGGTTGATGCTGCGGTAGCTGTAGAGGTACTGGGTAATGACTTTGGTGCTGGTGTTCTGAATGCTCATGACAACGCCATGGTTGGCTTGCACCGGATCAAGGAAATCAATGGTCTGATGAATGGGAGCTTCCTCAAGATCAACAGCGAATTCAGTATTGCTGAGGCTCTACAGGACAGTCTGAAAGAAACAGAGGCAGCTTTCGCAGCACTTGGTTTTGAGAAAGGACCGGAGCTGACAGCAGCTATTGAGAAGAACTTCGCTGAACTAAAATTGAGTGTCAAAGTTATAGGTGTCTCAGGTAAACCAATTACAAGCACTGACCCTAAAGACATTGTAAGAGAGAACAAAAAGGCAGTCGCAGATGTTGTAGCCATCACCAACAAAAATAAGGCTCTCATCCTGGGAGCAGTTACCCAGATGAACCAGTATTTTGTAGCTGGCCAAGGGCACAAGACAGGGAACAAACAACAGGAGAAGATCGGAGATATTCAGGTTGCGGATATTGTTTCCTTGGCTCAAACAGGTGTGCAGACTCTGGCTGCATCAAATGTAGGCTACACCCAATATACCAAGGGTGTTACGGATACGTGGGCGGATGTTGAGAAAGATATACTGGGCAGCAGACTTGAACCAATGTCTGAGAA